ACTACATACTTGCGTTGTTTGGGAAAGCTGATAATCTTCTTGCGTGTTTCTTTAGATAAGTCATAGATAGGTAATGACACCTGTACATCGAAATAATCGTTGTGATTTTGTTGCTTGATACTCACCTTACGGTTGTAAGGAGAGGGGTTATGCAAGTCGATACGCAACAAATAGCTGTTCACATCGGGGGTGAGCGCACGAAGGTTCTGATTGAAGCTGAAAGAAGCAGCATCAAAGAGAAGCACGTGTGAGATTTCTCGAGTAAAGGGTTCGGGAATATTACAGATATCTATCATAATTAACAGATTATACTGCAAAAGTAGGCGGTTAATGAAAAGTGTGAAAGGACTTTTTTAGGTAAGAGAAAAGAAGTAAGAGGTAATAGGAGGCGTTGTATAATAGTGAAATGCGAGGTATAGGCAGTATGTTGTCTGTATGTGAGCAGTAGTAGCGCTTGTAGGGAAGTATGAGGTAAAGATTTAATGAAGTGAAAAGCAGAAAATAAAAGGTAAAACATTGAAAAACAACATTTTACCTTTTATCCTTTATTAATTATTCATTAAGGGACAACTTTCGAATTTTTTTTATTATAATTTTTCTATATTTCTCAGTTTTTCGAGATAGAAATCACGAATTCGTTGAAAATCTTGCTCAGTAAACTTGTTGTCTCGCAAGCGCAACCGCTTGTGCGTCGCAGTCGATACGCCCTTCTGTATCGCACGTGCTACCTTGCTATCGGATATCTCCAACAGCTGAATGATGTATATTACTTTCTCGTGTGCTGTCATAATTATTCTTGTGTTATCATATTAGTATTATACCATTCCCACGCTTCATCTAAGAATTGTGTTTCAGAAATAGCAGGGGCTAATTCCCCTCCTGTTACTATTACGTTATTCTGAATTATTATGAGTTTGAACTTCTCATATTCATTGAATACATATAACTTCTGAGGCTTATCCTTTAACTCTCTGTTAAGAACTATCTGCTGTGTACGCTCTCTAATTACCAATATCAGAGATAAGTAGAGAGGTGAGTAGATAAAGTGAAATTTATTAGGTAAATGCTCAGGCTCGGGCTGTAATGCCAATAAAAACTTTGGCATTTTGAATTCAAAAAGTTTGTTATTATCCATATTATTTTGTATCTTTGCACCCTCATTTCTAAGGGTTGTTTAAATCGTTAGAATTGTTTTAATTTTACAAGTAAGCCCCTAACACTACATTAGGGGCTTTTAATTTATCTAATAAAGCAATACTTAGGCAAGAAATTGCGACTGCCCCCTACTTTGAATTTACTAACCATTTCGCCATAATAGTTAATAGGTTCATCAAGGCTAATTGTGGTAACATTGCGCCCATTGTAATCGTATTGGTGCGCACTGTAACCTACTGACATATTGGGTAATCGCCATACCCCCCAATTCATAGAGTTAAGGTATTTCAATATTCTTCTGAGGTTATCTACATTAGCCTTGAATACTTTACCTTCTTTAATTTCATTTTCGAGAGTGCGAAAATCAGCTTCTAAATCTTGCTCTTCTTTCTCATTCTGAATTTTCTTTGCTTCGTGTTTTCTCTTGCAAAAATTGCAGAATTTAGTGTACGCTTCATTCAGATTTTCATTGGTAATTTCACCATCTACATCAATGAATGTTAAAAAGTATGGTTTTTCGGTGAAATTTTGTTCCTCTACCTTTTCATAAGGCACTTCATTAACTTGTGGGTAACCTTGCTCTTTCTTTTTGAAAGTAACATTACCTGCTACAATATAGGTGTAGCGCTTTGTGGTGTAAAATTCTATTTTCATCGTTCTAAATGTTTTAAACGTTAATACTTATTTTAAATTTACAAATTCGGTTGCACTCTCTAATGTGAATTTTTTAGAATAAAATTCTTTTGAGTATTTTTTGTTTTTCTTTACGAAAGCGTAATAATCTTTCAAAAGTTTTTTGCTTGATTTCACAAAGTCTAACACTTCTTGACTTGCTTCTTTGTTAGCGTTAAGTTTAGCTTTACTTGCTGCTGCTTTGGCTTCTGCTCTTCTTTCTTCAACTTCTAATTCTGCTTGTAACTTAGCAACGTATTCAGCATTCTTCTGTAATTCGTAAGCAATTACCCACATTTGCTTTTCGGAAAAAAAATCTCTTAAATTTTCAGAAATAATTTTGTGAGCTAATGATGATGTAGGTAAGTATGCCATTAATTTACTTCTGAAAGAATTAGCAACTTGGCGATTCATCTCTTCTACAAAACTACCAATAGAGCTGACAGTTGATACACTTGGGTTGATGTAAGATACTTGGTTGTAGATGTCTTTAACTGTAACTTTCATTTTCTTTGAGTTTTTAATGTTAATAATTGTTCTTATTTTAATTTTACGCTGCAAAGATACTGTAAGCGTTTTAATTACGCAAGTATTTTACTTATTTTTTTTATTTTATTTTGTTTAAAATATAACAAAAGTTTGTAAGTGTGTATTTATTAGTTAGTTACAAGATTGTTATTTTTAAAGAAAAAAAGGCAAAAGGTAGTGTTATACCCTTTGCCTTTAAACTTACTTTCATTCTTTACTCTAAAAGTTCCTCTCTATATATTTCTATAAGATCTTTTACGAGTTCTTCGCGGGCTTCTTCGTAAGATTCACTTGTACAAGAATGAAGTTTTACGCCAGATCCAACAGTCTCGAAATAGGAGCTGTACTTAATTTTAGGCTTTTGATTTCTATTTTTAAAATCATAATATATTTCATTCTCTATTCCGTATAAGTATCCACGTTTGCGAAACCAAGCAAAGACCTCAGTCCACGTAGGGAGAGAACACTTGATTTGATGCTTATTGCTATTGTATCCCTCAAGGTCGGGATAACCGTTTTCGTTATTATAACAGTCTACAAGGTTAAGGTGATTATCCCAATAGAAATAACAATATTCATTAAAACCTATTTCTTTGAGTCCTTGGGCTATCTCTAATGTGACAAGCCAAGTGGGGTAATTTTCTTTATTCATTTGTTTTGTGTGTTTTATTTGATTTCTAAATTGTCTATTGTGTATTTCCAATCACAGCAATCTCTTTCTCTTATATTATTGTTCAGCCATTCAAAGGCTTCTTCATACCTTTCGTAAAGTATATAGTACTCATCAGTAAGAGCTATTCCGTTGTTGTATATCTCTTCTAATTGTTCAGCTACCTTTTCAGGTACATCTACATCTAAACCTACGGTGTATGTTACTGTTACAGTTAAATCTGTTAATCTTTTTGTTTTTGCATTCATTGTTTTAATCTTTTTTATAGTTTAATAATTCTGGGTTTTCATATTGGTTTCCGATGACCTTCGCACGTTGCAAACACGAACGCCAAGCCTCTTCGTGAAGATTGTAATACCCATTGATGTTGCCTACATCATTGGCGTCGATACGGCAGAATGCCATACATTCTTCTCGGTACACAATAAGGCTGTAATCTCCATAATCGTGGGCAAGAATGTCGCCCTCATAGACTTCAGTGCCGTTTTTATCGTGTAGTCCTGTAAATTGACTTATAGTTTCGGGGATACATTCAAAACAGCTAAAGCTGTCTAAATTTTCCTCATCAGTAGGAAATAAGTGAGTGAAATCCCAAGAAGGTATTCCATATAACCACTCTTTACCTTTAAAGATGGATAATGCTCTAAATTTGATTGTTCTCATTTGTTAATATTTTTAATCTTTAAATATTACTCGTTTGCCTTTTAGTTTGCTGTCATAAGAGCAGAGAATTTTAGCTAATGTGATTTCGGTATCTTCTACCAAATTAGAAAATTTTTTCCCGTGATTCCCTTTATACCCTTGACACAATATATCCGTTAACACATCTATTTGTGCGTTATTTAATCCTAATGTTATCTTAAGATCATACATACTATTTTCTTTCTCGATTAACTCAATAGAAAATTTACCTAAAATATTTTCTTTTTTTCTCATTTGTTGATATTTTTAGTGTTAATAATCTTACCTAAGTATAGTACGAAGTACTTCTTATTGGGTTCTGCACCCCATTCAGATTTGCCAGTGCCAGAGCGTATAGCTTTTAATTCTATGGTGAAGCGTGGAGCATCACGCGCATAGCCATTGCGAAATACAACACTGTCGTACTCTCTTCCTATAAGACGAAGGTTGTAATACGGTTTGATTTCTCGATACTCTTCTGTTTTCTCGCCTGATAATATCATATCAAACCACTTTTTCTTTATGGTGAGGTGTAGGGTGTTCATTTTAATAATCGTTTTTCTATTTCATTTTTTTTTCGGTTAAAATCCTTGCGAATGGTCTCGTAAGATAGTTCACTTTCAGTAATATTGTAGGCTTGCAAGGAGTTGAGTATACTGGTACGGTAGGGTATACAGTAGTAATGGTTATTTAGCACGGCATTGCGAAATAGTTCTTTCCGAAAATGACTATCCACGAACTTCACGATAAGAGCATTCTTATCGGTAGGTATTATACAACCTCGCTTTTCGTAACAACTCATACTAATGCTAAGCTGATAAGGGTGCAGTGTATCCTTGCGTTCCCTATATTGATATTCTGAGATGTTTGTTTTTCGTTGCAAAATGTTGAGGATATAAATACCCATTTCGTCGTCCGCTTTAGGGGCGTAAGGCTCGCTGTAAAGCGTGCGCATATATTTAATAAGGTAAATAGGTAGTTGTAAGGTAATGTTTATCATATTAATTTTCTAATTTACTAATTATCATTTCGTCGTTGTAGAAATACTCAATTGCAGTATTCTTCTCTACAAAAGTGTCAAGCTCATTGATATCTTTAGGATATATGGTATACAGGTAAGGAGCAAAGTCTTTTAAGTTAAGTGTCTTTGTTGTTTTTGTTACAGGCACATTGCACAATCCTACTAAGTATTGGTGCCAATAAAGAGCAGCAATATAAGCATTACTCTTCTTAAAGTGCGTGATGATAGGCTCAATACAGAGTAGTGGTTTGCTAATAAAACTCTTTTTCTTTCCCTGTGGCTCGCATTGCAATTCTTCATTGTGCAAGAATTTTCCCCATCCGTTATTAGCGTAGGTAATGGTAGCATTTATGCAATGGTATAGTGGTAGATTACTCTTCTGCTCGGGGAATATATCATATAGGTTTTTTATATATTCCAAGAGGTCAAGAGGACTTCCTGCAGGTAGCAATCCACCTACCAAATCATTTTGTCGATAGAGTCCCATTGCTACACAATTGTTTTTGTGCAGATATACTGACTCTACTTTAATATCCGTTAGTATTTTGAAATAGTATTGCATAACTATAAATAACATTTATAATAAATATCTTGTATCAAGATTTTAGCTATCAAAAAAATGCAATTTTATACAAAAGAGGCATTTTTTTTTCCGACATTTCCGACAAAACCTACAAAGATTGTAAAACACTATTTTTCAAATATTTATGTGATATAATAATCATTCTTCTTACAAAATCTCGTAGGATTTTGTAGGAAAACAAAAAAACTTTCCTACACTTTCCGACATTTCCGACATACTTTCCGACAAGATTTTACTACTTAATAAAGTGATTTTAAAACAAATAAATCTTTGTCGGAAATGTCGGAAAAATTTTTAGAGGTTTTTAGCTACAAATTGTGTTTTTTTTTAAAAAAAAATAATCAATAAGGCAAATCGTCTTCGTCTATTATTGCTTCTGGAACATTACTATTATTGTTCTTAGGTTTCCGTATGCGCTGTAATTCTATTTCTGCCATTAACTCTTCTTTGATATTTATCTTGTTTAAGTCTATAACAAAAGCACTCGTATTACAATTAATTTCCATATTTATGCGAGTACTCTTCACTTCATCTCTATAAGCTTCACACTCTTTGATGAGCTTTCGCATTTCGGCTTTTGAAGGTGCAGCTTCGCGGTTCTGTACAAACCATTGCCGCTGAACGATACTGAACACAGTAGTAAAGTTGAATTTTAAGAGCCCACCCTCTTCGCGTATGTTCACATCTATCCTTAGTGTCTCTCCTTGTGTTAAGCGCATACACGATAAGAAGCAATCCCAAAACTTGTTGATAGGTGAATCGGTATCAAGTTTACGGCGTTGATTCTCTACTATCTGTTCAAAATGGTCTATCATATCAGCTTTTCCAAAGGGGAAGAACTGTTGTGCCTCAAAAATATTATATATGGTATGTAATACAGCTAAATTATCGATAATACGCGTAGGTAGGTTTTGCAATTTCTCAAGTTTTCCCAAGGCAATCTTATTCACGCGGTAAGTATCAAGGAAACGTTCTTCAAAGAGGGAACGTTGGTTAATAAACGTGTCGGATATACCAGAAATACCTTTGCGAATAATATCTTTCAGTTTATCGTATTCCTTTTTTTCTGCTTCGCTGAATTCTCTGCTCTCCATCTCTTCCCAAATAAGGCGTGAGATAAGAGCTTCGGCACTGGGGTAATCATTCCCAGTGAGTATGGTAGAGCTGATGATAGGCACTTCGTCTACCGCTACTTTGCTTTCAATAGACCCGCGCTTGTAGCCTCGTCTATCCCATAAACCTTTGATAATACCGTCTACTTGGGGGTTGCCTCGTTTGTATTCCGAGAGTTGCGAAATGCCATTACTGAACTGTGCAAACTCTCGTATCTGCGCTTTGATGGTGGACGCTGCACCCTCCAATTGTATAGCGGTTTGAGGTACTCCTGTAAATGATTGTATAGCTTCGCAGATATTGTCTTTACCTGTTGAAGCAGGTCCAAAGTAAAATAGTATCGGGAAGAAGCCCGTACAGCTCACCACAATGTCTTGGAATAGCGAACCTATACCGAATAGGATACCTGTAATAGCATACCCACGGTGTACTTTATAAACCTGACGGAAATAGTTAGGAATGCTCATTTGAGTATCAAATGATTTAAACTTCTTCTGTGCTCCATACTTATAGATATTCTTGTCGTAATTTCTGTTCGCCGACGGTATATAGTAACTCTCGTTATTCAGCTTAAAGAGTCCTTCTTTATTAATGAGCTCTTCGCGTTCCCCTGGTATCACTATTTTATTATTCCATACCCAGAAGCCCTCAGGTTGCCACCCTAATACATCTATTTTTCGCCCGTTACCCATACGGTCGAACAGGTAGCGTAACAGGCGTTCGTGCTGTGCAGCTGTGCCTGAGAAAGAAAAGTTACCATAAGAAGTAACCACATTCTTGAATGAAGGGAGCGTGTTTATTTTATCTGAAATTACATCGAAAATCTTCTCAGTGTTATGTACATTACAGATACGAATGAGCTTCATTGGAAACTGCTCGTCCTGCATATGCTGTACAATTTCAATTGAGAAATTAGAGATAGCCATAAAGTACTCTTTGCCTTCTTTACCTACAGATGTATAGATGCGGTTTTTGTGTTGGAAAAGCCCATATTCTATAATTTCACTCTTATAGAGGTAAGGGTTCTCTACTTCGTCAGGAAAGAGATAGAAGTCAAGAGAGCCGTCGCCTTCGCCTACTGGTCTACTAAGGTGAGAGTCCTTTTCTCCCATATCAATAATTATCTCTGGTGTCTTGAGATATTGCTTTTCGAACTTTTCGAATTTTGGAGCAATCTTAATTTTAAACAACTCTTTTAGTTGTTCAGAATACGCTTCACGTGTGGTATTATCAGGAATACAACCTACGAGCTTGCCAGCCAATTCGATGAGGTTCTTTTTATCTTCGGGCAAGAGGAGGGGCTTTTTGCTTTCGCCGTGAGTAGCCACATAGCGGTCGAGACCAGTGCGGTAAGATTCTCCTACTAAATGTACAATAGCATCGTTACGTGAGGCTTTGATGAGCTCGGTAGCGTCTTCTTTTTGTCCGATACTATCAGGATCTTCTTTGGTAGCCGATTTGATTGCTACCAATTCTGCAAACAAACCTGCCTGTAGTATCATCTCCAAATCACGCTGGGCAGCGTTTTGCCCTGCACTATCACTATCGCGGAATATAATCACCTTACGGCATAGTTTCTTGAGCTGTTGCAGGTGCTGTGGGGTAAGAGCGGTACCAAGGGTAGCAACCGTATTGGTAAAACCAATTTGATGCATTCGCATTACATCGGTATAGCCTTCCACAAGATACACCTCGCCTGTTTGGGCTATAGTATTTCGTGCCAAGTGAAAACCGTACAACAACTCCGATTTGTTGAAGACAGCCGATTCAGGTGAATTGAGGTATTTAGGTTGTTTTTTATCGTTCGTAAGGATTCTTCCACCAAACCCTACACAATGCCCGTGTTTGTCACAGATGGGAAAGATGATTCTCCCCTTGAAAAAATCGTAGTACATACCCTGTTGGTTCTTCTTGAGTAGACCTAAGGTTTCTCCCTCGCTAACGATAGCCTTCTCTTTGAAAGCCTCATATAATCCTGCCAAGGCATAACCAATACCGAAGTTATCCAATATTTCCTCAGTAAAATTACGGCTGAGCATATACTTTTTGGCTTCCATTTCGGGCGACAGACTTACAAAATTCTGACGGTATAACTCGGCAGTTTTTTTGAGAATTTGGCTAAGGCTTTGCTTTTGTGCGCGTTTTTCTTTTTGGACATCGGTTTCGTGTTCGTACTCAATAGGTATGTTCAGAGCCTCGCAGGCAAGTTTTACCGCTTCGGGAAAGTCCACACCTTTATATTCTTGAATGAAATCAATGATACTTGTACCCGCTTTGCCCGTACCGAAATCCTTCCAAATATTCTTTACGTTGGTAACTTTAAAACTTGCGGTGCGTTCATTCTTGAAAGGAGAGAAGCCCTCGGCAGTACCATTGTTACGTATCTTATAAGAAGCATTGGTATATATCCTGCCAATGGCTTGGCACAGGTCGGCTTCGTATAATTTATCTATGACTGATGGTTTAATCATAAGGTAAGAGATAAAAGGTAAAATATTACCTTATTAATACTTGTTTTTGGACTAACATTCTGTCTTAATAATCCAACATTGTTCTTCTATATTTGCAAATCCTTTATATTGTTTGCCTGTTAGAGGAGATTTTCCGAAATCAATCAAAGGAATAAGTCTACTAATAATTGTTTCAAAAATATCTAAGTCAAAGCCAAAGTGCTCATAAAATAATTCTTCTACTTTTCCTTCTTCATATTCTATTTCATCAATATCATATCCCATAATGGTACAGGCTAAAGTTTCAATGTCAAATCTGTGGATATTATTCTTCTCTTTCATAGCGTTTATTGAATTTCTAATTGTACGCATAAACCGAGTTCCATTAGGTTTTTGGCTTGCGTAGTGTTCATAACCTCTTCGTCATAGGCATAGATAGTGTGCTTGTGAGGTTCTACCTTATAGCCTTTACATTTGAGACGATAAGTATTGTTGTAAATCTTTCGCTTCTTAGCAGACACCTTATAAGTAGTTTTTACCTGGGCAGTAGTGCTTATAGGTTCTACTTCAAAGAGGAGTAGGGGAGAGTATTTTTCTCTTTGAACTCTCTTGCTCTTTTTCTGAAATCGTTGATGATTCTTTCTCTTAGTTTGTTTTCGTCCCATAACTGTTTTTTCTTTTTTGTTGATTTTGATTTTTTAGACTTATCCGTATCGGCATTGAGCAGTTGGCGCAAACGTTCACGCTGGGTGCTATCCAACACTTGCGCTACTTCATATACCGTTTCGGCTGTCATCCTTTTAATAAGGGAAAAAAAACACTATATCACATCGCAGAATTGGCGACGGATAACAAAACCAAATAGCAAGGTAAGAAGCTCTACACGGCAGAGCTTGCAATTTTTGTCGAGATAATAATAAGTGATTTTTTTAAACATAGTTTTTAGATTTTAAAATATTAGACATTTCAAAAAGTTGCTCATTAGGAACTCCTGTAATCTCAATGAGAGCATTTCGACATTTTGTGTTGTCGAGTTTTTCATTATCGTCGTCTATATACCTATTTATAGTATCATATCCAACGCCGATAGCCAATGCAAGTTGCATTCTTCTTGTTTGTTTTTCTCCTTTCTCTGAGAAAAAATTAATAATTTCTTTGGTCAAATTCATTTTATTACATACTTTTACCCCTGTAAAGTTACATAGGTAGTTTTACAGGGGCAAAGATAAAGAAACTTTATCTAATAATCCAAATTTTGGATAAAGTTTTTTTATTTGTATTTTGTATTTTACTGAATATCAAATAAATATTTTTTATTATGAATAAAGTTCATATTCAAAAATTCATTTCATACTTAAAAAGTATAGGGGCTGTAAAAACGCAAAAAGAGTTTGCTTTAATAATTGGTTATCAAAGTGAATCTGCTTTTTCACAAGCCATTGCCAAAGTTCCTATTCCTGTAGATACATTTGATAAGATAAAGAATGTTTATCCTGAGTTTGAAGAATTTTTAAAAGGTAGCTCTCATTTAGAACCACAAAATTGGATAGAAGATGATTTAAGCAGGTATAATAGTCCAAACCACGATAAAACATCATTAGAAAGGTTAGGATTACGTTTAGATGAAATCTGTAGAATAAAAAATATAAGTCATCAAGATTTGGCTAAATTGCTAAAAATTGGTTATAGTGATTTACTTGTACTGATTGCAGGAAATAAGCCTGTCCCTGCGAGTCTCTTAGAGAAGATAATGAAAATAATGCCTGAAATTAAACCCCTATGGTTAATATTAGGGTATGGAGCTATGGTAGACAATAAAGATGAGGAAATAAAACGTTTAAAGCAAGAGCTCGAAGAGTTAAAAAAACCAACACATCCAACCGAGAATGTGGATAGGAGAACCGCATAAGAATAAATCGAAAATTATTGATTTTCACCCTAAAAAATAGTTAAAACGAATACTAATAACGAATACAAACTACTGTATTTTTTTCTGTTTTATAAAATTTATAGCGTTGAAAAACAAAAGGTTATGAATTTGAAAGATGATGTATTTAAACTCATAACCCGAAGGTCACTGGTTCGAGTCCAGTTCCCGCTACTAAGATTAGGCAACTGAAATAGAGTGGTTTATATTCATAAATCACTCTTTTTTTA